CCGCCCAAACCAAACCAACCAAAATGGCAATAGCTGCTATAATTAAACCAATTGGATTTGCATCCATCGCTATATTTAACAGCCATTGAGCTCCCGTCCATATTTTTGTAGCAAGCGTGGCTACACCGGAAGCAATCGCAGCCGCATTGGATGCAATTGCTATTGCTGCTATCGAAGCTATAAGACCGATGATAATAGGATTACCTTCTTTAATTTCTTTAGCCAACCAGTTAATTGCTGTAGCCACAACACCAACTAAAAAGCCAAACAGATTTAGGGCAGGGATAAGAACAGGTGAGATAAGGTCAAACAAGCCTAAGCCAATCCGTTTCAAGTTATCAAAAGATGTACTTAACCGGCCTCCGACCGTATTTGCTATTTTATCGGTCATCCCGTAAAATTGGCCTCCGGGTCCTGTGGCATGCTGAAATGCAGCGGTGACCATATCGGCCGATATTTTACCTTGCTCCATTTCCTTTCTAAGCTCAGCCATCGACTTTCCTGTCATTTTCGTCAACTCATTAAGTGGGTTAAACCCTACATTTACAAGTTGTAACAAATCCTGTCCTTGCATTTTCCCCGCACTCGAAATTTGAGAAAAGGCAAGTACCATGCTGTTCATTTTGTTAGCATCACCCATAGCAATGTCGCCAAGCATTTTCATACTTGGAAGTACTTTTTCTTGTGCAATACCAAAAGCAAGCATAGTTTTTGCGTTGTCTAGCAACGCGGGCGATTCGTAAGGTGAGGTATCGCCGTATTGTTTGATTGCCTCAACCATTTTAGTTGCCCGCTCGTGTGAACCAAGCAGTACATCAAAGGCAACACTTGTTTTTTCTGCCTCTATGCCTAATTTAGAAACAACACCTATACCCGCAGCGGCGATGGCAATTGGATTCAATAAAAGGTCACCACCCGGAATTTGGCCTATTAGTCCTTTTAAACCTCCTCCGCGCCCAACGTTTTGAAGCTTCGTAACTTTTTGTTCTGTAAGCTCTAGCTCTCTGTTTAAGCGCCTTAGCTCTGATATTGAGGTAGCCGAATCGCGTGCAATGCGCAAGTTTTGCCCGTGAGCCTCCAAATGACCGATTGTTGTCGAGAGTTTATCGGCATTGGTTCTGACCTGAGTAAATTCACGTCCAATTTTTTCGAGCGTGGATGCAGTCCTGTCTTTCAATGATATAACAAGTTCCAATGCGGTCATTTACACTCTATTTTTTTACTTCTTTCGATTCAAGATATCTGTATAACCAGATGTCCATTACTGTTTCGCACCATACAATATCATCAAGTTGCTCGGGATATATCTGTTTTGCATAATAACGAATAATAGAGTTACCACCCATTATCGTTATGTCTTTGATATATTTTTCAGCTTCAGCCTTATCGGCTCCATCTACAAAATGTGCGATATATCCCTTTAAGCGTTTTTTACACTTAGGGTATGTTTTTCTCGTAATTTTTTAAGCACCTGCAAAACAGGCATGTGGTAGTCGAGTTGCTTTTCGTCGAGAATTTCCTCGTCGCCATCAATCCACATTCTTTTTAACAGACTCTGTGCATCGGCAAAGGCAAGTTTTTCAGGATTATTTCGTTCCGCTTCCGTTTGCATTTCAATAGTGATTGGGCGCAACTTGCAGCTTTTTTCTAATACCGTTACTTTGAAGGCATTACCTTCCTTTTCGATTGTTGCCTCGGAATAACTTACAAACTCATCAATAACATCGGCAACATCCTCCAAATAAGGAGATTGGATTAACTCACGGTCGCCGCCTACAAAACAGTTTGTAGCCATTGCAACCTTAAACTGGGTAGCACTTTTTTCAAGTGCCTTGGAGGCAAACCTCCAAATTTTCATATCCGGCTTGCGGAAATAAGCCGTTAAATTGCCTGTCGATATTACTTTCAACTCCCCGAATTTTGCCTTCAGCTCATCGAGGTTTATTTCTTTTTTCTCTGCCATTTCAATACTGATTAATCAATGATTAAATACTAATAAAACGCCTTGTCTCTGTTTCCCTCCCCTTAGGGGAGGGTTAGGGAGGGGTTATGCCACCTGAGGCTTTTTGCGCAAGAAGATAAAAGGCAATTTCACCTCCATAAATTTGTCTCCTTGCTTCATTTCTTTGCTTTCTTCGGTAAACTGAATACCCTGCAACACATCGGTAATTAACACATCGCCGTTACCGGGGTTACCGTATGCCACTACTGCATCAAGCTGCAAACTCAATATTGAGCCGTCTTTGGCATTAGCGATAAGGGTTTCAAGTTCCGACTGCAAACAAGTAAGCTCACCTTCGTAACTTCTGTTTCCTTTCTGAATTTTCAACGGGTCTTTGCCTTTGCCGTACACGGCTTCTTTTTCCTGCTTGGTGGTATATTTAATGCCACGAAAGCCTACTATATCTTTGCCTCCTAAAACAAATGTCAAGTCGGCAAATTCATATTCTCTACTGTCAAACATGATTAATCGGTTAATGAGGTTTTAAATCCAAGATACACATTGATATACTTCTTGTAACCGTATGGTTTTACCGAAAGATTTGCCCCAAATTCAGAGCCGCTTACAATGTTTTGTTTCGGGTTAATGTAGCATTTAACACCGGTGTCTGTCGGGTCATCGGGGTCTGTTCCAAGATTTTTGTTTACGGTCATACTGTTTTCAATAGCCGTTTCTACCTGATTTTGAATACTTTTACAGCTCGAATGCGGCATGTAACCTTCGGAGGTTACCGGAACTTCGTCCTGCAGCTCTTCAACTAGTGTTTTGTAAGCAATTCTGTAAGCTTTATCAATTACCCGGCGACGCGGAATAACAGCATAATCGTCGCTATCGGCTGTGGCAAGTCTATCCTCAGCTACAAAATAGCCCGACTTACCGGTTATCGTTCGAAACGTGATAAAACCTTTGCCATCAATTACATCCGGGTTACCGTTTTCGGCAGCTACACTACCGATGTAGAACAAATCGGTGTTCAACGCCCCGGTTTTTACCCTCGAGGCTTTTCGTTGTACAGGCACAGCGGCCAAACGTCCGGCTATGGTTCCCACACTGGCAGCCACAGAGCCGCTTACGGTATCGCCAATTACTACGCCTACACGGTTATCCGTGCGCGTGGTTAAATCGGGTAAATCGGTAGCTGTGCCGGAATAATGCCGTCCTTCCAAAAGCGCAAAACAAGGCGCATATTTATCGGTTGTTGCCCACTCGCAGGCTTCCTGAGCCTTAGTTATAGCAGCAACACAATCAGCGTCCAAGCCGGTGGCAATTGTTGCGGTGTAGGCCGACGGATCGGCTTTGGCTACCATCACAAAGTTAATCGCCCCATTAGCAGCGGTAATCAATGCCGGAAAATAGGGCTTTGTTTTGTCGAGCATATCGGCCATTGTAACGGTTTTGGCCACGCCGTAAATCCACAGATAAGTACCATTTGGGGCTTCGTTATAAAAATCGTAAACGGCTTTATACAACGAAATGTTAACATCGTCGGCCGAATCGGTAACACCCAAATTTGCCAAATCGGCGAGGCTGCTTATCTGGTAAGCTTTGCTAAGCTCGAATTTGCCCGTTACGGCAACAGCCGATGCCAGCAAACCTACCACGGCATCGTCCGACGGCGAAACGCCGCCTAGGTTGCCGTTTTCAAAATATATCTTAACTCTTGAGAGCATAGTTTATTTGATTTTAAATAAGTATGTAAATTGTGCGCCCCGATTAACCAAACTGATATTCAATTGCATAGCATCCTTTTTTCGCACCCATGCTAAGCTTGCACCTATGCCAAGCTTTCCTCCAAAATACGACACCGAAGGTCCTGCAAGCCATTGTGGCGAAGGGGAGACAGTAGTTGTATTATATGTAACGGCCTGCGCGCGTAGGTTTTGAATCTGAACATCGCGACTGTTAATCCTATTTTCAGTAATATTCTCATCGAGAATCAAAATCACAGAGGTGTCGCGAATTGTATCGCGATAGCTCACACGTTCAAAGTGTTTAGCGATAATAGAGGCTGTATCAACTATCATTTTCCCGGTATCAGGAAAATGGTCAACAGAAACGGGTGTCGGAGTCTTAACATAGACAAAGTACGGCTGCGAATCACCTTTAATAAAAACAGTATCGCTTACGTTTACCGTTGCGGGCTCTGATTTTCGTGTTTGGTCAAAATATACATATCCTATAAAAACCAACAACACAAGCGTTAAAGGAAGCCATGTTTTCATTGGATTGTGATATAAACCGTTTCACCTGAATTAATTGCACCCTCTATTTGTGACATCAAATGTTTAAATGTGACAACAGAGTTAATAACCTTACCTTTAACCTTATTTTCGCCAACAAGAATGCAGCCGTGTGTGTCTTCAGCAGTATTGCCATTATGAATCATAATACCACTAAAATCAGGAACATTGACCAGATAAGGCATTGTTTTTTTGAACCTTGAGGAATGCGACAATATGATTTTATAACGTCCGGCAGGAATTGCCGTTTCGCCCCAAACTTTTTCCCCTTCTGGTCGTACTTGGTCTTCAATTGTATCGCAATAGTAAATGCCATCTACATAGAGCTTACCTATAGTATAATCAGGTTTTAAGGCTATTCTTTTTACTTCAATCTCCATTTGTTGTATTTTGAGATTTTCTAAAATATTTTAATTCGTTATCCAACTTTCGGTTAAGCTTAGTGAGCTTTTCGACTTCCTCTCTTAACTTAGCTATTTCCTCCCGCGACTTGGCTATTTCTTCGCGCGCTTTGGCTAATTCAGCCTGAACCTCCGAAAGCGCATCTTTATACAAGTCTACAACCCGCTGCGCCACTTCAACTTCAGTCAGTTTCGTTTCTGCTTTATTCTTTTTTCGAGTGAAAAAATAAGTCAGTAACCCGGATACAATAGAGGCAATTAAAATAAGCCAGTCTTTCATCGAGAGAGGTTTGTTTTATCAAAACTCCAAGGTTTTCAACACCTTGGAGTTTTTAGGTTAAATCTAGGAAGCAGCTCTGGTAATCAATACTGTATAGGTCTTCGTTGCATCACCGTCGGCACTGGTTACGGCTACGGTAATAATGTTTTCACCTACAGCTAAGTTGCGCGAGGCCGAAGCGACTCCGCTAGTTAGCGTTGTAGAACCTAACTTAATCACCTGTCCGGTTTGTGCGTGAGTAGCCGTTACGGTTGTAGTTGCTACAGCATTAGCCACGGCCACAGTATAATTAACAGTAGCTGCATCAAATGCGGGAACTAAAGCTCCGGCACTTACTGCAAGTCCGGCAAGGTCTGCCGATCCGGCTGCCACAGCAGCGGCGCGACCGTCGTACAGTACAATGTCTTCGCCAAATACTATGTTGGTGTCAGCCTTCATCAACATTTTGAAGAAATACTTTTCGCCTGCGTTGGTAAGCTTGTCAATCTGAATAGCTTCAGCATCGTCGGCAAGGGCTACGCCAGCCCAAAAATTAGAGTCAATACCTGTTGAGGTAACGGCTGCAACAATTACATCTTCCGGCCAATCTGCCAAAGAGACAACTTGAATGCCTTTAAACCTTTCGGGATTCATATTGGTATAATCAACCCCTTTCATTGGTTGATTAGTCAACACATACTCATACGATTCAGCATCACGTACCGACATAAAAAACTTCAGGTTCGGATTCTTACGTATCGCCTTAGGGAGCGCTCTGCGAACCAATTTCATTTTTGCAAGAATATTCGATTCTGTCAGGGTTTCTGGGCTTGCAATACTAACCACATCATTGTCAGCAGCTATACGGGTTAATATACCGTCGAAATACTTTCCTTCGGTGTTGGCTGTATACTTGCCGTTGATATAGTGATCTCCCAATTCAAAGTCGACCACTTTGGCCAATTCGGCGAGCAACTGACTTTGAATCTCGGGTGGTAATTCGGCAAACACCAGGTTACCTGTAGTCTGAAATGGCCGCCATATAGACTCGAAGGCACGCGGATTGAATGTGGTAAACGCCATAAAATCTTTTGGCTCCAGATATTTTTCATCTATCGTAAATGTTCCGTTCGAATCCTCTTCAGTAGGTTGCTCTTTTCGTGTCTGCAACATCTTACCCGCCTTAAGCCTCGGTATCGAAAATTTCTTGGTAACATTAGGTTGTAAGTGTATATGCCCGCCCGCAACAATTTCGTTTCCGGTTGTGGCTCGCACAAGCAACTGTTCTAAGACTTCGCCTGCGTAGGCCGAAGTAATAACTACATCTTGCAATACACCTTGCATTGGTTTAACAAACATGGCTACGGCACTAATACCAAGCATTACCGATACCACAACAGCGGCATCTAAGCCGGAAGCGTAGGCAAATACGTTGCCTAAAATAACATTGATAAGTATCGCAAAAAGAAGCGATAAAATGAGTTTTGTCTTTTTCATTGATTAGCGTTTTTTAGCGTTAACAGTTGCGTCAATCTCGGCCTGACGTTTAGACCAGGCACTTTCGGGCGCGCCACTCCCTTGGTTAATTACAGCGGCTGCCCTTTTAAAAGGTTTCAGGCTGTTGATGAATTTCGTACCTTCCTCTCGGTTGGCTTTGAGCATAGCTTTTACGGCAGGCTTTTGGTCTGCGGTTAGCTTGTTTTCGAGTACGGCAGCTTCAATTAAGGCATCGTCTTCGGCATCAATTGTCTGCTGTTCTTTTTGCTTGAAACCATCCACCTCGGTCTGAAGTGTTGTTATTTTACCGTCCTTTTCGGCGGCTGCGGTTTCGGCAGCGGTTTTAGCCGCATTCATTTCTTCTATTTTAGCTATCACCTCTGCCTCTGTGGCAGTTTCGGGAAGGCCAAGTTTTTTGCGAACATCTTTGTCCATATTCTCGTCACTATTAAATTGATTGATAACTTTGTTTATGTAATATTGATAAACCTCCTTAGGCGCAAGGTTTATATCAATAGGGTCGGAATCGTAAATACTGTCAATAAGCTTAAGACGAAGGCATTCGTCGGCAGTAAGCCAATGGTCTTGACCATCAAAATAAGTAGCGTTAACCTCTTCGGGCGTTAAGCCCATCTTTTTAGCATAAATACCTACCAAGTCGTCCTGCAGCGATTTGGCCAAGTCGAGGGCATTTTGTATTTCAGTAGGTGTGCCCCAAGTACCGCCTTGAACGGTATGCAGCATCATGCGCGAATATTTACCCATGTGCACGGGTTTACCGCATGCACAAAGTACCGAGGCCATCGAGGCAGCTACACCGTCAATGTACAATTCAACATTAGCCTGCGTATCTCGTAAAGCACTAAACATAGCTATGCCTTCCAGAATATCACCACCATTTGAGCAAATGCGCACATCGGTCTTCTTACCTGTATATGCCGCCTGCATCAATTGCGATACTATGTCTTTAGCTGACACATCCCACGGCGAAATATCGCCGTAAATGAGAATGGCATCGCTTTCTTTTCCCGGTATTATATTTCTGACTATTGTCTTAGGCATGCTGTCTGTTTTTCGTGTGAAAATTGAAATTCATGGCAAACATATCCGGTCATTTACGCCTTTCAAAATAGTTGTGCAAGGATGACATAAAATTGTGTCATCCTTGCACAACCGTTACTGCAAAACCATTGTTATCAGCCACTTTTGCACAAAAGGTGATTACTATGGCAATGAAGAATGCAGAAAAAAAAGAATGGGCTAAGCTGCTCTTTACAAAAGAAAACCTCACACAAAAAGAAATCGCGGCCAAGGTTGGCGTCAGCGTTCAAACCTTGTGCAAATGGGTTAAAGAAGAGGGTTGGGAACGGCTTAAAACTTCTATATTAATGACCAAAGAAGAGGAACTTCGCCGTCTTTATGAACAATTATCGGAGCTCAACAAGCACATTAAAGAGGTTGGCAATCCAGTTCTTGACCCTATAAAAACAAAAGAAAACGGCGAACCTGTATACAATTACACTAGGTACGCCACAGCTTCGCAATCCGATACTATTGCAAAACTGGCCGCCGCTATTCGTTCGCTCGAAACTGAAACCTCATTAGCCGACATCATTAGTGTAGGACGCAAATTCATCAACTTTCTAAGGCCTATCGATATCGACAAAACAAAAGAGTTTACCTCGCTTTTCGATGCTTTTATTAAAGATTCCGCTAAAAAGGCTTAACATGAAACAAATAGACAGACAAGCCCTGCGCGAATGGGATGAGCTGAGAGAGGCTATTTTATCGAGTACTACGGTCGACTTTAACGAATCGGCTGCCGACAAGCTTAAACGCATTGCACGACTCGAAGCACATGACGAGGAATGGTTTAAATACTATTTTCCGAACTATGCCAGCGCCGAACCTGCCCCTTTCCATAAAAAGGCAACAAAGCGGGTAATGAGCAACCCCGAATTTTACGAAGCCCGTCCGTGGAGCCGTGAGCTTGCTAAAAGTACGCGCACCATGATGGAAGTGCTTAAGCTTACACTTACAGGCAAAAAGCGCAATGTTATTCTTACCAGCAACTCATACGACAATGCTGAACGTTTAATCACGCCCTACAAAATAAATCTCGAAAGCAACCAGCGCATTATCAACGATTACGGTACGCAGGAACAGCTCGGTCATTGGGAAGCGGGCGAATTTCTCACCCGCAAAGGCGTTGCTTTTCGTGCCATTGGAGCCGGACAGTCGCCGCGTGGTACACGCAACGAAGCCATTCGCCCCGATGTTATCCTGGTCGACGATTTCGACACCGACGAGGATTGCCGTAATCCCGAACTGGTTAAGAAAAAATGGGATTGGTTGGAACAAGCCTTAATACCTACGCGCTCCATTTCGGTACCACTGCTCATCATATTTTGCGGCAATATAATAGCAAAAGATTGCTGTATGTTACGCGCCATTCAAAAGGCTGATTATTATGAAATAGTCAATATTCGCGACATAAATAGCCTATCGACTTGGCCGACTAAAAATACCGAGGCGCATATTGATCGTGTTCTCTCTATTATTAGTTGGGCATCGGCACAAAAGGAATATTTTAATAATCCTATTTCGGAAGGAACTGTGTTCAAAGAAATGACATGGGGTAAAGTTCCGCCCTTAAAAAGCTTTCGTTTTTTGGTTGCCTACGGCGACCCTGCGCCTTCTAACAAAGAAGCCAAAGGCAAAACGGGTGCCTGTTACAAATCTTTATTTTTATTAGGGGCGTTAAATGGTAAAATATATGTAATTACCGGTTTTCTTCAGCATGTAAAAAATGCCGAATATGTTCAATGGTATTATGATATAGATAATTACGTAAAAGGTAAAACCCAAGTCTATAACTATATTGAAAACAACAGCCTTCAAGACCCTTTTTTTGAACAAGTTTTCAAACCCCTATTTCACGAGGCTTATAAAGCAAACGGCAAATGGATAGGAATAAATCCGGACGCCCGAAAAAAGCCCGAAAAATTTGCACGTATAGAAGGAAACCTAGAACCTCTTAACAGGGTGGGAAACCTTATACTCAACGAAGAAGAAAAAACAAATCCACACATGCAACGTCTCGAGGAACAATTCAAGTCTATTGATCCAACATTATCAGCCTTATGCGACGGTCCCGACGCCGTTGAAGGGGGCTGGTTTATTATCAATCAGAAAGCCAATTCAATGCAACCTACCGACACCATTAAAGCAACCACGTTACGTAACAAAAATAAACACAGATACTAATGAACAATTTCATAGATATAAAAGACTACGATGCCACAGTGCATCGCGACATTTTAGACTCGCTCACGCGTCAGGACGATGCCATTATCGAAATTTGCGAAGACCGCGCCGTGGCCGAGATGAAAAGTTACTTAGCCAAACGCTTTGATACCAACACCATTTTTGCCGCTACGGGCAGCGACCGCCATCCGCTTGTGTTAATGTTCGCCCTCGATATTTCTGTGTATCATATTTTTTGTGTCCACAATCCGCAAAAGTTAAGTCAAAACAGAAAAGACAGATACGACCGCGCAGTAACCTGGTTAAAAGATGTTGTCCGCCCTTCCGATCCGCTGCCCGTTGAGGGCTTGCCGCTAAAATCCGAAGCCGAGATAACCAAGCAAATGCCTTATGCTATGACCAGTAACCCTAAACGTATTAATCATTATTAAAATGGCAACAACAAAAGAAACTGCAATACAGAAACTTATCTACACTCAGATAAAACGCCAAAATCTCGACATTTCAAACTGGCGAAAGGCGTTAAAAGCTGCTGAGCAAAAAGCCGAATATCACCCGCGCCGTTACTCGTTGTACGACATTTACAATGAGATAATACTTGACACACATTTGTCGTCGGTGATAGATAAGCGAAAAAAGGCAATATTAAACGCGCGTATTGAATTTGTTCGCAATGGCGTGCCAGACGAAAAAATCAACGAACAATTGCGCTCACCTTGGTTTCTGCGTTTTCTTAACGACCTGCTAGACACTGAGTATTGGGGATTCTCTGTATTTCAATTCTTTAACGACGCAACTGGCTGGATTAATTACGACCTCATTCCGCGTAAGCATGTATCGCCGGAGGAAGGCTTAATTCTTCGCCGGCAAGAGGACTCTTCAGGCGAACTTTTCGAATCGTTTCCGAATCTTGTTACAATAGGCAATCAATACGACCTTGGCCTGTTGAACAAAATCGCACCAATGGCCATTTACAAACGTAACTGCATGGCCGACCTTGCACAGTATTCAGAGCTTTACGGGCAACCGATTAAGGAGGCAACCTACGACGGATTGGATGAAACAATTCGCGAAAAACTGTTAACCGACCTGACCGAAATAGGCTCGTCGCCTGTAATCATTCACCCCGACGGAACAAAAATAAACATTTTAGACACCCTCGGAAAAGGAACTACAACCACGCTGTTTCAGACCTGTATTAACCTTTACGACCAGCAAATTTCAAAAGCGATTTTGGGTAATGTTTTAACTACCGATTCCGGCGCAAACGGAAGTCGGTCGCTGGGCGAGGTGCAACAGGAAAGCGAAGTTCAAAAACAAGAAGCCGACCGCATTTTTGTACTTAATACGCTCAACTACAATTTAGCAGACATCTTTAACACCTTAGGATTCAATACACAAGGAGGCTTGTTTTCGTTTGTGAAAAACGAAAACATAGACCTGACTACTGCTATTGAGATAGACATGAAATTGTCGAATCTTGGCGTGCCACTCGATGACGATTATTTCTATACCACTTACGGTCGCCCGAAACCCGCTAATTACGATGCGCTGAAAAGCGAAATGAAGGCAAAACAAGTACAACAACAGCAACCCACTTTCAGCAACAAAGCGGACGAACCTTATTTTTCGGGTTCTAAAAAAACGCATCTCAATGCTAAGCCGAAAAACATCTGGCAAAAGGGTGCCGATTTTTTCGGTTAAGCCCTCCACGCGAGGGCATTACAGCAAAAATTGACAAGCTTTACGCGCAAACCTGCACGCATTGTGCCGGTATTCAGGTTTTTAATGTGGCGGGCGACAACCCGTTTTCGGACATCGGTGCAGAGCTGTTTGAGCATGTTTTAAAAAACATATACCAGGAGCGTGTTGACGTTAAGAACGAAATAGAACCGAACTTGTTCTTTTCGGCCTTCAATCTTTTCGACGATGCCGTAAAACAAGCGTTTGGGCAAGTGGAATGGGGACAACCCAATTACGAATTTGTAAACGAGTTACGGCACAACAATGCGGTGTTTTCCGCCTTTCGCGCGCATGCACAAGCCAATGAACTGGCAAAGCAGCTGCTCGACGAAAACGACAAGCTGAAATCGTTCTCAAAATTCAAAACCGATTGCGCGCCTGTGCTCGAAAAATGGAACGTAAACCATTTAAAAACAGAGTACAACACAGCCGTTATACGTGCGCGTGCGGCTGCTAAATGGAAAGACTTTGAGCGCGATGCAGACCTGTACCCGAACCTGATGTGGCTACCCTCAACCAGTGCCGAGCAACGGCCTTATCATCAACCGTTTTACGGCAAAATATGGCCTATCAACGATCCGTTTTGGAGCACCAATTATCCGGGTAACTTGTGGAACTGCAAGTGCGGCATAACCAATACCGACAGCAAGCCCACGGGCAAAGGTGTTGAAGCTGATTACAAGCCTGCCGACGGGCTCGACGGTAATCCGGGGAAAACAGCCAAATTGTTTTCGGATAAACACCCTTATATAGCCGATGCCGACAAAGGGGTACGTAAGCTGGCTGAGCAAAAAGCCAATGAAATAGTGCCGTTACCCGAAACCTATAAAGGCAAAAAAGGAGGTTACCTCAATATCGTTCCGCAAAACGGAGCAGAGGCCGCCAAAAATTTAAAAACGTACAAAATAATGGCAGATAATGGCGGTCAATATGAGCTAATTAAACCTATTAACAACGAGAAAGGCAAAAAAAATCCCGATGCATTAAATAGGCGTACAGGTAAACTTTCGGATGCTAAACATCCTGTTACTGATAAAGGAATAAATGCAATTCAAAATTCGATAAAGGAAGCCTCACGTCAGGGGGTGAGCGAGGTAGTAATAAGACTGGATATGAATTACAGTGTGCGTTCTATTTTCGAAGGTTTTAAAGCAGCCTTACAGGGTAATAGAGCCAGCAGTATTGAGACAATTATTCTTATACGCAAAAACAAAAAACCGATGTATTTTAAAACCGAAGAGTTGAGGGCATTCTTTAAAAGAAAACAAGGCTAATACTAAAAGTACCAGCCTGTTTGGGGGAGTGATGTCGGTTGCCCGAATTACATCTCTCCGTGTGCAAAGATACAACATAAATTCTTTAATTCTCTAACTACTTCATTCTTTAACTTCTTAGCTATGACTCCCGAAGAATTTAGTAATGCACTCATGCGCGCAATTCCTTCAATAAAGGAATATGCAGCGCAGGAGTTTCCGCGCAGGGCGCTAAAAATAGGCATCGACCATTTTCAGAACAACTTTCGCAAAGGCGGGTTTGTAAACGGCGGGTTGCATCCGTGGCCAAAGGCAAAACGGCAAACGGGCGGTAAATATGCCCTCAACAACTACGGCACGCTGCTAAGTGCACGTAACGAACTGTTCAACAGCATCGGCGGTATTACACGCTCCGGACAGGCAGTAATTAGGGTTGACAAAGAGTACGCGCAGATACACAACGATGGCGGTACCATTAATCATCCCGGGGGTACGGCCTATTTTTCGAAAAGCGGTAGAGCCGTGTTTGTGAAAAACGAAACCGCAGCGCGGTATCAGAGCCTGCATTTAAAACCGATGAAACGCACCGCGCCGCATAAGATAACTATCCCCAAACGGCAGTTTATTGGTGAGAGCATTGAGCTCAACGATGCCCTTTCGGCTCAGGTAGAAAAAGATTTTTTACGGATTTTAAACTTCGATTAAACAGTATTTAAACGATGGAAACATTATTCATTTCTATTCAAAAGCGCATTGAAGACACACAGCCCGACATGGCTATGATTGACGAAGATTACGGTCAATTACAATCGCCCGACGAAGACGGTTATCCTGTTGTTTTTCCGTGCGTGTTAATCAACGTTCAGCAAGTGGATTGGAGCGACGCCTCGCGCGGCATGCAAATGGGCGACAGTGCCCGTATTGTGATTAAATTGGCGATAGATTGTTACGACGATACGCACAACAAAAGCTATACACAAACAAAAGCTTATGAGCGCATGATGGCAGCTAAAGAGCTACACAAGCAGCTACAGCGTTTTGCCGGCAAAATAATTACCGACGACGACGGAAACATACTCGACAACCACTTTTCGCCGCTCACCCGAATACAGAGCCGGCAATACGCCCTGCCCGGCGGTATAAAGGTTTACGAAACCACTTACACAACCGCCATTACCGACCGCAGTTGCGTGCCCGAGTTGGATACCGTGCCCAAACCAAAGATAAAGATTAGCGCTTCTTTTAAATAAGAAACGCCCGGTGGTGTGCCGGGCTTTTGTTGTTTTTTACATTGATGTATTACTCTGTAAAATGAAACTCGATTAACTTCCAGTTTTTACCATCCGTGTAATCACCTCCCTTATATTGCAATTTTGCATAATAATTAGACCGAACAGTGGCTCCAAATTCATTTTGACTATCAACATACGATTTTAATATGAAAACACTATCCGCTGTAGACCATGTTCCTGCCGACTCCAAAGGGAAATTGGCAGAAGACGGCGACTTAAGGTTTTCTTTAACAAACTCTTTTGCAAAGAAATAAGCTTTATCCGAAAGCTGCTCTTTAGTCGGACCCGAAAAAGCCGAAAATATTATAGCAATTAATACTATTGCCAAAACACCAATAATAGAAAAAGTAGCGACTTTCGCCTCCTTGGGCTGATCCTTATAAGGAACTTTTGCTCGTTCCTCCTTACTCAATTTTTTAAATTCTGAATACTTCATTTTGTTGATTGATTTAATTCGTTTAAAACTACACAAACCATTCAGAAAAACCAAAAGGTTTATTCAAAAACAACAGGCGAGCTGTTGTGCCATCGTTACTGATGCTAATCGGTTCAGCGTGCACTCATTCCCGAAAGCCGTTCGCCAAATTCTCGCCTGCATTGTTTCTATTTTGCTGTTCAATAAATTCAAGAACCCCGACAATAGCCAAATATGTTGCTTCTAAAAGAGAGTCAGCTTGACAGAGTGGAAATCTATTAAACCTAACCATCACTTGTCCGGTTTCTGTATTTAAAGCCCCAAACGTTCGAAGAGTTATATACTCTTTATCTATTTCTAACTTAAGAACTTTTTCCAAAACAGGCATTAGCCAATCCCAAGATGAAGAAAATAGGCAATGTTCTGGTAATATTCGTCCGGTTTGAAACATAGGTTTTGGGTAAGTGAAACCTAAATTAGTAAAAAAATCATCATCCATGAAGAGACCCAATAAAATAGAATTTCTATGACTGAGTCCATTTTTAATGGAAACCGCATTATTCCATTCGTTAACGGCATCCGTCTTTTTTGACCACGGAAATGTGCTAAACCATGCTCCAGTTCCTAAATATTTAGCTTCACAGTCTTTACATATAAGAATAAAATACTGTGTATCACTCTCAAAAACAGGCGTCTTACCGCAATTCGAGCAGGGTTGTATTTCTTGTGTTTTCATCTTTTAAAACAATAGTAATAATACAATATAATTTTATCTCAATAAATTGTTGCATTTTAATTCTAAATACCTAGATTTGTGGTATCTATTTTACTACGTCGATAAAAGACACTTTTCTCGAAATTTGACTGCAATCTTATTTCGGCAAGAATTCACCCGAACCTGTTAAGCGGTTCGGGTTTTTTGTTCCACAAGCTTAACGGGAGTCTCCGTCCTTAACCGAGAAGAAAGGAGGTGTCATCCTTAATATGACTAGTAAAATAGAAAATGGAGTCGAATACCGTTTAGTTATTTGCAGATACATTAGACGGTGTGGTAAAAAAATTTACCCTAAAAACGCTAAGTTTTTTCGCTTTTGGGTAAAGGCGTAAAGCTAACCTATGACTTCTTTGAATAAAGTGGGAATTGTGGACTCCCACTTTATTCTTTTTTCATGCAGCCTCCTCCAATAATTTAATTTCTTCGCTCGATCTGTTTTCAGGTCGCTTTTTGCGGATGCGTGCCACCTCGGCGGCTATGGCTTTTTCTTTGTATTCGGCCGAGGCGCGCAAAGTATCTTTTAACTTACTTTCAATTTCAGCAAGAGAGTTTTTAAGTTTTGCAATCTCACTTTGACTAACTTTGTTTTGATCATTAGTGTCGGCAAAGTCAGTTGTAAGCTGAATAAAGTCACATTCGAGTAACTTGTATTTTTCATTTACATCATCAAAGTTACTTTTCAAATCGTTGTAGTTACTTTCCGCTTTCAACCTCTCAGTTTCGGAAACAAAAAAGTCACCCATAAGACTATCAATCTTACCTTGAAGTAACTTTTCGTTTTCGCGAGTTACTTTGTAGTCTGTAGTCAATTTTTCATAGTTACCTTTAACAGCAAGCAACTCACCTTTAGTTTCATTCAAGTTACTTTCAAGCGCCTTATTCTTACTTTCGAGTAACTGTTTATCCAGCTCCTTGCCCGAGTGCTGCTCTGCGTTAATCTGTCCCAGCGAATAAGTTATAAGACCTGAAAACAGCGATAAAAACACACTCATTGCAAAGCGAACCGGATTAGCCAGCAAAGTGTCGGCGTGCGATAAATTAAACCCGCAAAACACCAGTGCAATGTCAAACAGAGGAAATACAACTGTAAGCCAGTTGCGCTTTGAAAGCCGCATAATAAGCACCGTTACCACCGAAAAGGCCACGGCGCCTACTATGCCAAAATACATATCAAGGGCGGCATGTTCGTCGAACATGTACTGCAGCGATTTTGTATTGATGTACGACAGCTCTGCTACCATAAACAGCAGCGCGATGCCTACGCCCGTTTTAGAAAGGAATTTGTCTATCATAATGTAAGTTCTTTTAATTCTTTTTTAGCGTTTTCTTTTAAATACCGGTAGTAGGTTCGTTTGCTGATCCGGTAACGTGGATAGATAATGTCGTTGTACACAAACTCCTGCGATACGCCACGCCGGGTGTGTTCGAGGGTTACGGTTTGTATGTCAACAATTCGGGTTAATATGTTTTTTCGGTTGTAGGCCACGCGCTTAAGAAAAAGTTGTTACCTTTGACTTGTCTAGGGTCAGAGGGGCTTTCGTGTGTTTGCGCGGAGCCTCTTTTTTTATGCCAAATTTTTAGTTAAATCGGCTATTAATTCTTCTTTCGAGGCGTAAAAAACAGTTTCGGGCATGTAGTCGTTACTGGGTGTATGTAGCGCATCAAAAAGGGCGTAGCTATGATTACAAGTTATCCTGCCTCCTACACTAACCAAATACTCAAGAGTGTTTCTCGTTCCGATTGTTCCTTCAGCTATTTTATTGTCTTTCATGTAATAAACCTTCTGACCGATTTTATATTTATGTTCCATCTCAGTTTTCAATTAGTTCGTACGACTGTGGGTATTGTTTTACAATATTCTTAATAGCATCAACGCACATTTGCTTTGTATTGTAGCTATTATTGTCGGCAAAAAACTTGCGCCAATTCTCGCGCATGTATGCTGATATATAGAACTTTCGAGAGCGCAAGTCTACCTGCGGCCTTAATTTTATTTTATCTAATTCACTCATTTTCTTTAAGTTATTAATTGTCATCCTCGCGAAAACCTTCAATCATAGCCGATAATTCGCGGAGCTTTTCCCAATCCTTTGAACTCTTTATTCGCTGCCGTTGCAAGGCGCGCTGCTGTCGTAGCAGCGCGTTGTAGCAGCGTCGTTGCTCGCGTGTCATAGCACAATTTCGGTTAAATCGAGCGCATCGGCTATTTGTATTTCGAGGTTTCCGCCGCGACTGTCGTATGCATCCGGAAAAATGAAATAAGCATCGCAACTTACCAACGCAGCAATACATTTACGCATCGCCAAGCACCAGTTATCCTCGGTTTCAGGAATAAGCTTAATGGGGTTTACAACCTCCATTCCGCCCGCTGTAAACAACTCTTCAACCTTGTTAAATTTAGCCTCTACCGCCTCGCGTTCGAGGCCGGTTACCTTACCAATTAGATATACTTTCATGCTAAGTCAATTAAAGCGTTTCTAATTTTCCGGTTTGTTTTAGCCTTCTTTTTTAGCTTCTTAAGAGCCTCGTTGCGGATGAAATAAACATACTCGCGACTTATACCCAAATCCCGCGCGATGTCGGTATCAATTTGACAGAATTCGCGACCAATTCCATACGTGCGAATAATTATATCAACCTCTCGTTCAGTTATATATCGCAAAAGCGTTTCTTTAACGCGACTTGGGTTGTTATATTCAACCGCATTGTTAAACAAAAGAATATCTGCCAGCGATGTGTTTTCGCTTTCGTCGCTACATTTGTCAATGTGCGTTACCGCTGTGCTACGGTTGGCAAGGTCGACACGCTGAACAGCAAAACCGAGTAAACTCGCAGCCTCCGGAAAGGTTAACATTATGCCGCTTTCGGCATAACAGCGGTCGATGTAAGCCCTGCATTTGTTCAACTCGCTTGACGACTGCCCCGGAAGGCGTATTAAGCGCGAATCCTGATTAACGTACTTGAGTATTTCCATACGTATGTACCACACCGCAAAAGAGATAAACTTGAGTCCTCGCGAAGGGTCAAAACGCTCGGCTGCCTGTATCAATCCGCAGTTGCCGACTTGTATTAAGTCGCACAATTCCACTGACCTATGCTGATACTGTTTAGCCACAGACACAACAAACCGCGCAGCACTTTTAATGAGCTTTTCGCGACTGGCCGCATCGCCGGCAGCGGCCAGCTCTGCAATGCGTACTTCGTCGGCGGCTGTAAGCACCTCACATTGCCGCATATCATTCATATACTTTTCTATATAACCGGTTCTAACGGTTATGTTTTCTGTTATTTTTAGTTGTCGCATTTTAGTGAGAGTTAAATACTATTTAATCGTTGTTTAAGGCTTGCAAGCTTGTTCCCTCCGACGGTTTCGAACCGCAGCATCGCGCCGGGCGGAGGGTTTGTTATTAAGAAAAGCACGGAATTGGCATCCAGTGCGTTGGTATTTGGTTCTCGGCTTTAGAATCGAGAAACCCGTTGTCATCCTTATTACTGTCTCGATGATAATAATCAGTAATACAACTGCAAAAGGCTGAACACCACACATGGCCTCCGTCCAAAAAACCTATCCTTATTCCTTTTGGATTATAGTCCTCGTCAATCCATTCTTTATTAAATAGCAGAACTTCATATAACAGTCCCGGCAGCTTATCTTCAACAGAAATCCAATTGTTGTTCGAGATGATACTTTTATTGTAAACATCATATTCGCCGTTGTTTGACCATGACTCTAAAAAACCTCTGTCTATCAATAAATCCGGAAGATTTTTAAGTTCCATCTCGATCAGATCTGTTTCAACAGTAACTACCTGACCTTTTTTTTCGCCTGCGCAAAGAAGCACATGCCAAAGTATTTTTTGGCTTTCCATCTTATATATTACTAAAATTCAGTTCAATACCTGTATATTCTCCGTTTTCGCTCTTTTGCCATACGCGCACGTAGCGTTTGCTGTTGTTGCGACTTATTGAGCCTTTTATCAGTTCCATTGCTTCGAGCCATTTAGGATGTGTTATTTTCAGTTCAAAAAGACCCAAAACGCGCTTCACGTCCATACTGCCTTTGCGGGTTTGGAAGGCCGCGTTAACTATCTGTTGTATATCACTATTGGCACCTGTTGTGATTTCGGCCAGGTATTCTCTGATTTTTGCCTGCGCGATTTGTATCTGATCGTCAAACTCAACGCGATCCTGTACATTGACTTCTATTTTCAGCTTCTTATCGAACGATGTAAGACTGTAGTTGCCCTTGCCTTGCGAGCGCACACCGTTTTTAATCAACTGATCTTCAAAAAACACATCGCAATCGGCCAACATGTCTTTCTTCAAAGTGTCGAGCTGTTCGCTAAGCTTAATTGCTTTAGCTACATATTTTTGAACTATTTTTTCGCGTTCCTTATCTATTGCCGGAACGTAAACGGCCGGAACTTCGAGGCCTTCAGCGTTATACCATTTCTTTGCTGCCATTTTCTTAAATATTTATGTAATTGTTTTCTAATTGTTTGCGTAAATCACTCAGTGCGTTTATTTTCGCCTGATAGCGTTTAACTCCTACATCATCGCCGGTTTGAAAAAGGAATTCTTTTGTATTTTGATATTCTGTAGTTTGCTTTTCTATTAGTGCAATGACAGGTTTGACCTGCATTTGCTTTATTGCTTTGATAATACCAAACATGCCGCCGTCTTTTTAGGATAAATTGATACTGTTGTTTCGCGCTTAATGTCAATAATACCAGCGCCATAGCAGAGCGGACAAACATCGTTGTGTCCTTGAATATCGCCGTTGTGAGGGCTCTCATAGTCGAGAACCCAATACAGGCCTGTTCCATGACAATTACCACAAACTTCAGTTGTGTCGTTGTGATATTTTTTTTCGAAAGTTTTAGTTGATTGCTCCATTTTGCTGTTTATTAAGTATTTCTATTGTTCTGTTGTACTCCTCTCTATTCGCAGCCCAAAACTGGTTTGTCTCATCGTGACAGCGAAACCAGTGTTCGAGGTCGAGCTTTTTTTGTTTGTAATTGATTGGCATAAGGCGTTAGTTTAGTACCGAAATTCAGTATTTAAATAAATAAGAGCCATATCGGTATTGAGAGGAACCTCTTTAAACCAATGATACCAGGAGTAAGGGCTAAGACCATCGTTTGTGGCTACCACATCGAGCGGAATGCTTTTACCATCAACCAGCGCCATTCCTTTTACTGTCTCACCCGAGAGCGTGAGCTCTGTAATCTGAAATAGAGCCACATCCACCTGCCCTTTTTTGAGCTGTAAAAATTCAACCTGCTGAGACCGACGAGGTTTACCCGCCCACTGCCGGAGTGATAACACCGCCTCGCCGGCGTTTACTTTATCAATTTTCTTTTTCCAATAACCATAATTGAGCCTGATTGTATGTTCTTTGATGCCTATACCGCCTTCTTTTTTTATTTTTCGTTTGAAAAAAGATTCAGACCCGTGCTCCGGATGTTTAGCCGGAAAATGTTTACTTATTATTATTACGTATGTTTTCATATAGTCCTGTTTTTTATTAGTTTAAAGAGGTTTGAACGTCTATAAGCTCAGAGGCTACAAGCTCAATACGCCTTGCCGCCTTTGCTTTTTTGATAAAACCATTGTACAGGTCTTGTAACCGCGGTATCGGTATATCGTTGAACGACTTATAATCGCCTGCAGCTTGCAGAGCTATACCTTTAATATATTCGATACTCGAATTATGATTGATAGCATCAAGGTATCCACCAATGGAGGCTATCACGCGCTTGCGCCACATATCAGCCTTAGCATCGTTGGGTTTACGCGGCATCATACACTGCATTAGCGTAATAGCCTCGAGCAACTGTTCAATATCCAATTGAATTGAACTATCCACGCCAAAGCTTTGCAAAAAACTGCGGTAATGCTCTTCGCCCATGTTTATTGTAGCTTTCAGTATATGAATCTGTTGAACCAAAGCTTTTCTGTAAGCTTGCTGTTTTTCTGTCAATTGTTTCATAGCTGTATGTTTTAATTGTTTACAATATTCTGCCCCCAGTACAGGGCTGCTTTTTCTTCGTCGATAGTAAGTGTACCGCCGGGGCATCTGCCCGAAACCATGCAGGCTAAACCTTTAACCCGCACTTTGATTTTAGCTAGTTTGCTAGCCAGCTTAGCCACCGCGGTATAAGGCTCGTTGCGCTCCTCATGCGCTACGCATACAAAAAGCTTATCGTGATGTTTCGCAACTAGTTTGCGGAATATGCCATTTTTCAATTCGTCGGCGTAAATGGTAAGATTGTCGAGAAATACGATTTTAGGGGCTTGCTTTTTACTTAGCAGCTGGTCGAGTTCTTCAATTGGAATGTATTCCATAAACAGTAATCGACGATTACCTATATCAAACTTCACACGTTGTAAAGTTTCTTTAATAGATAAGCTCATGCCTTCCTCTGCACTGATATACAACACCTTTTCGAAGTCTGTCAGGTATTCGGCCAGTTTGAGGCTAAACCAAGTTTTGCCGTTTTTTTCAATACCATACACCAACCAAATGCCTGTCGTTTCAGGTGTTCCCATAACCTTTAGCCATTCATCAGTAAAAGCGAAGGTTTTGTATTTCTTCTGAAATATCTTAGACGCTGTACGTGCGCGCGTTGCTTTAACCTCAATTATTTTTGAATTTTGTTTTGTAGTTGCAGTGCTGGTAGGAGCCGTTTGTTCGCATGTTGTTTCAATCTGTTCCATCGCTTAAGAATTGAGAATTAACAACGATTCGGCGCGGCGCAAATCGCCAAACACGGCGCCATTGTCAGAGCGTAAGCATTTCAATACTAAAGTTTCTATGTCTATTTGAGCAGAAGCGTTAACAGCCAACACATCGCGAAGCATTTTTTTGTAGAACGAAAGCTTTTCGTTGCGTTCTACAGGGATTAGCGTTGTGTATCTTTTTGAGAATCGGCTAAACATAGCCCTGTAGCCTACCTTTTTGCTGTTGATTCCGCGTTCTATTTTTTCTTGCAGCGAATCGTCGCCAATCTGGTACCAGCCGCAAATATTTTCGGTAGCATCAACCAGTTCGAGCAGTTCCATGTGTGCGTTATATTCGAGGTATCCGGCATCGTCGATAATGATGAGCGGCTTTTCGAGTATTTGCAAGTAATATTTGAGGTTGTTTTTTACGTCCGAATACTTTCCGGCTTCGTCTATACCTATTGTTTTTGCTATAAGGCGGATAAATTGTTGTTTGGTTTTGGCCTGTTTAGCATCAACATAGAATACATTTTTAAGCGTACGGGCTAAGTATTTAGCCGAAAACGTTTTACCGATACCGCAATCGTCCACGCAAATTTTGCCTTTTGAGTATTCTTTGCAGAAAATAATATCTTCCTCAATCACATTAAACACCTCGGTGCGAGCCATTTTCCATTTACGTTCGTTTACCGTTACACCGAGCGAGCGGCCAAGTGATAAATATTGCGCATCGCTGAGAATGCGGTCGCGTTCGCCGTTTTTGAGTCGGCTATAAATAGCTGCCGACAACCCATTTTTGCGGGCAAAGGCGGCATCCGAGCCGTCATAGTTGTCGCGGCTCTCTAAGAGTGCATCAACTACCTTGTTTTTAAAATCATTGTTTAATAGTAACATCTTGTTTTGTTTTAGAATCTGTCTTTAATATCTCGTTTAAATGATGTTTCAATAGGAATTAAATCGTCATCGGGCTCTGCCAGTTCTTCTCCGGTTTCGAAATTTCGGTTCTCAGTAAGGCTTGCGGTATTTGGTCTCGATATTTTAAAGTTGTCGTTAAGTGTAACCTTGCGGTTGTCAATCACTATAACATTGTCAATCAGTTTCTTTTGTCGCGAGGCGTAGCCGTCTATTGTTGCTACATATTTACTCATCAGTTCGCGGGCTTTTGTGTCCTCGTCGGTCATTTCGATGCGGGCACGGGCGTAACTTGGTTTTGGCAAAGCCTCGCAAACAAGTTGGCTATTGATGTAAACCAGGGCCTTAATGATGCTTCCGTCGTTACCGTCGAGCCAGTAAACATCAACATTTTGCCCCTCAACCTTTTGCATTAAACCTATAAGCTTTTCGCCTGTATATATTTGGCCTTCGTCGCCAAGTAACCACTCACGGTTTTGTAGTTTAAGGATTCCGGCATGTACCGATGTTTGTGTTTTGTAGCCCAAATAAGGCAGAATGGCCTTGTAATTGGTTGGGCGCAGGTTGGGGTTTTGCCTTTCCATAAATACTTCCCAGCGTGTTTTATCTTTATGCACACTGTGCGGCATGTTGTTCCAAGTTTCAATGTCTTTCAAACACATATCAACCAGCAAATCGTAAGGAACAAACGGAACCTTGTCGCTGCTTGCCTGATTGCTCTCGCTCATGGCAAACGGACGGGCAATCCAGCCCTCGTGTTTCTTTTCAATACCGTAACGCAATTGTCTCCAATATGCCTCGCAACGTTTAGCGCGGGCGTTGTTTGCTTCAACGCGCACATACTGAAACATGCTGCCTTCTTTTAAAAAGGTGTCTGTAAATGAGCTATTCAAAGAACTTTCGCACTCAATTTCGGCAGGTAGATTTAAGCCCCATTCGGCATAATTGCGAACCATTTGGCGGTAAAAATCCAGTATAATACCGTCTTTAGATTTACCGTAAACCCATGTGGTAAGGGCTTCGCTACCAAGGTCAACACCATTGTAAAACCAAATACGCGAACCTTTTGCATATTCAAACGGCGGCTGACGGTCATCGACCGAAATAATGCTTCCGGCAAATTGCGGTTGATCTAAGCTGTGAGCCGGACGGTATTTAGCCATCAAAGTTTGACGGTTGCCGCTACGTTTAGCCTCTGTGGCAATTGCATTTCCCCAATCTTTTAGATAATTATAAATAGTAGAGCGACTTAGCGCCTTAAATTCTGAAGGATTGTATATTTCTCCGGTCTTTTCGTTAATGAGCTCAACCGCTCCGGCCAAAAACGCTGCATATTGGTTCGAAATGTCTTCGTAGTTGGGTTTAAATGACTGCGTACCAAACATATTGTTAAGCACAGCCAGCGTTTTATCGTTAAGTTTAGCCGGATTTTTATTGCCTTTGTTGGTATTTAACAGACCAATAAGGCCGCCTTCGGTGTAGCGCGCAAAACGTTCTTTAAACCGTCGCACTTCCGCTGGTAGCGTGTGCTCCACGCCCCAGCGTTTAAGTAGTATCGGATTAAAACTAATTGCGTCGTTACAAAGACTTTGCATAATATTTACTTCTCTTAATTTTCCGTTTTTGCTTAGTATTTCATGCTCGCGGGCGGCTTTCAGCTGTTCAATTGCCCGCCACATGCAACCATTGGTTATATAAGTTTCGAGCGTTTCTTTGCGTATATAATCGCCATCGTCGTATCGAAATCCTGTATATAAATCAACTATCTCCTGGCTTCGTTCGTAGTATCTTAGCACCGGATGTTCACATTTTCTTGGGTCTCCGAGTTCCTCCTGTATTTTGCGCGGAAGCGAATCGAAATCAACTAGAAAATCATGTCCGTAACCGCCGTATTGAGCTCGCCTTACACCATAGCCTCTTTGCTCAGCTCTGAAAATTGCAAGTTTCAAAGCATTATAGGAGGGGTAAAAAGCGGGGATCAACTCCTCTTTGGTTACTACTATTATGTTATTTCTCCAGATGCTAGGCATTGTTCAGTGAGCTATTATGGCTATTGCTTATTGATTGCTTAGAGCGTCGTCAATAAAATCTTTACACTTATTTAAAAGCGACTCACGCGCTTGCACCACACTTACAAGCGCATCCATAACAGCTTTATATTTTTTTGAATTTGGCCGCCTTGAAATGACTGAAGCATTTCGGGGACTAATGCTGAGCATTGTTCCAACCGTTTTCCAGTCTCCGTCTTGTTTTTTTTTGATGGCTGTTAAATAATCCATAAAATGTGTACTTTTGTTTCCTTCGTGCAACAAAACTAATCCAAGCAAATTGGAATTACAAATAAAATGGAATAATAATTACAATTAAAATGGATTTTTCTGAAAGGATAAAGCAATATCGCAAAGAAAAAGGGCTCACCCAGAAAGAACTCGCCGATATTATTGGCGTGAAACACACCGCTTTATCTAATTGGGAGACCAACATTGCAAAACCTGATATTGATACAATTATTAAATTATCCAATTATTTTGGAATTTCAATTGACAACTTGGTTTTAGGTGTAGAATCAAATAAAATAATAGCACAGAATATTATTCAGGAACAACAGGCGGATTACAACTTAGCACCTGACAATAAAAGCTATATACCCATCACTGATATAAATGCAGCCGCTGGCTCTGGCTGGTTTAATGGCGATAATATTACCACTATTGATAAAATTTGCTTACCGAACAATCTTCTTAGAGGTGGTACTTATTTAGCTGTAAGAATTAAAGGCGATAGTATGAGCCCGACGCTTCAAGATGGAGGTTTTTTAATTATTCGACTATTAGATAGAACAGAATGGGCACACATGCCAAACGAGCATGTTTATGTTGTTTCAGACCGCGAGGGTAAAACATTTGCAAAAAGGCTAAAAAATAGATATCAGAAGGGTTTCTATGTTTTAATGTCCGACAACCCAGATAAGGCTTCTTATCCAAATTTCAACTTCCAACTTGAGGATATAAATAGTATTTGGCACGCCGAATGGTATCTCAGTGCACGTATGCCAAATATTCACGATCAATATTATTCCAGACTTCAACGACTTGAGGATATAATAGAGG